ATAAGCAATTGCGGGTCAACAGTAGCGTCATAAAATTCCTTATTAACGTATATCTTAGGTTCGCTGGTGCCGCCCATAAATTCCATAGCCCACAAAAAGCACCTTGTAAATGCTGATTCAACGTTGCTAATTATTGAGCCTAGCTTACTGTTCTGACCGGAAAATCTAATCTTTGCAGCCTCGGCAGTTTCAGTGCCAGACTGGTCTTGGATAATACGAGTGCCAATCTTAACCATCTGCACCTCTTTCATTTCCATGCCCTTCAATGGCATCTGATTTTCACTAGCCTGAAGCAAAGTGGCGTTGCCACCCTCTGGCAAAAGAATCGCAGACCGTGAACCGAATGAAATACCGCCTGACATATTCTGGTCAACCCATGACTGAGTCAAGCCAGCAAGCGCAGGAGTAGGCTGTCCAACCAAAAAGCTGGATTCCTCATAATCAGCAGAGTTTCGATAATGGCTAATATTAATTTCAGCAATATCATAAAGCGGGGCTTTATCTACCGTCTCGTCATTGTTGATTGATCCGATAAACGCAAAAGGTATCTCATCCCACAAAGAACCATCAAACTTGCGCGGATATATGTTCGGGTCGATTATGCTTTCACCGTCATCCGCCTCACCGTAGGAGTGATAGACCAGCTCATTATCATCGTCATACAAGTTCTGAACATATACACCATCTTCAAGGCGAAGGACTCGGTGATACATACATTCTTCGTATTCAAAGCCGTCATCTGATAACTTTAAGGTTGGCTCCTGCAAAACAACAAGGGACAGCTTTTTAATGCCGCCAATAGTCGTTGTGCGCCAGTTAATAATAGATTCAGCGGGATAAGGCAGAATGTTAGCTCTTAGGTTCTGGTTACGCACCTGGGCATCAGTCAACCCTCTAGGGGCTTCGGGGTAGTCAACTAGCAAACCATACCGGCCAACCATTAAAGCCTCGCCAGCGGCGTCCTTAACCATTTGGTCAGCAGATAAGCCGTCACCGTTAGCATTTGCAATCATGTAATCAATGCTGGCATCTAGGTCAATTGTGCAAGGCTTTCTAAACACCATGCCAAGCATCCCTTCTTTGGTATGCCCGGTAAAATTGACAAAGTTAGCTCGCTCGACATAAGCCCTATATCGCAGCTTGTTATTCGTTGAGCCATCTGTTGCGTTTGGCGGCGGAAGGTATGCTGTCCCAGCAAGGCCACCTAATGCGCCCTCTGCACCTTTAGCGCGAGACTTGATAGCGGAAGCACCTTCATCGCAATCGCGAACCAGCTTCCACTTTGTAATGGATTTATCGTATTGAGGATTTGTACTGTCTACAGGCATAATTTATCTCACAAAGCGTACTCGTAAATCAGCCACCGGCTTTATTACTGGCAGTTCAAAAGCAATCGGATAGGTGCCAGCATCAGGCAAGTGATCAAGGTTTGATTTCTTGTCAGGTGTTCCGTTTGCGTCATAGGCTAATTGCTCCAGGCATCTAGCGTATTCAGGGCAAGCGGTATCGTTGACAAATAATCGGCCTTTCTCAAATGCGTTGTTCGCAGCCATTATCCGGTCTTTTACAAAAGGGTTCGTTTTGTTTGCGTATATAACAAACCCAGCATCTTCTAGCAATGATATATCAGAAATGGATGCATCGACAGACTTCCTACTGCGACCACTGGCATCCGGGTAAATCCTGATAGAATGATTTGGATACTTATCTTTGATTACCCTAATCATTGCGGGCGTGTCATAAATGCCCTTAAATTCATCCACAGCGTGCCATTCTGCGCCTTTTACAATGTAAACAACTGCCGACATATTGGTGACATTGAAATCCATCCCAATGCGTAGCAGTTCGTTTTGCGGCACTTTCTCATCTGACCTGCATCTTATTCTATCATAGCTATTATAAACTGTCCCAGATTGCAAGTTTACAAACTGACCTTCTAAATAAGCAGCTAATAAATTATCAGGGTAAATGTCTTTTAGTGACTGAATATACTCATCTGGAAGGTGCGGATTGCTTGATGTAGGGGCTTGGATAATCTCATAGCCTTCCTTTGGGTTTTTCTTCCATGTTTCGTATACAAACTTAAAACCTTCGGGAGTTGTAGTCACTCCGATAGTGTTTGATTCACCGCTGACCTTCATCTGCCTGTTCCTGGCTACAATCTGCCGCCATGCATAAGCAGCATCGTCCTTCTTCATTGTATCAAGCTCGTCAACGTCAGCGTCAGCGTGTTCGTAACCGATAATTCTATGCGGGGCATCCATTGACCGGAAATAGATTCGGCCATAACCGGGAATCTGAATAAAGTTTAACGGCGATTTGTAAAGCCTGTAACCAATGCCCATTTCTTCAAGAGCAGCCTCAAATCTAGGAAAAGCAATCATCCTTATCAAATCGTATGTCGGAGCATAAAACCCCCGGTCTGTTTCTGGGTTAGCCAGTTTCCCAAATATTGAACGCTTTACAGCAGCCTCAGTCTTACCAGAACCAAACCCAGCAACCAGGGCAGGGTATCTCGCCTTAGTGGTCATGTAATCAAACTGCGGAACAGTCGGATAGACATCACTCATTAGGGTTTACTATGCTGATATTAATAGGCTGCGCTGATGGTTCTGCAAGGTCTTCTTTCCATCCGGCCTGAGTTTTAAGATAAAAGATGTTAGCCGTTACATTGCCACCGTGTGCCATTTTCATCAGGTTTTGACCCATCCCAGCAAACGCTTTAGCCCTTCCCTTTTTATAAGCGTCAAAAACTTCCGGCTGTCTATCTTCAATAGCCCTTAAAGTTGTTTCAGATATATTAAAATAGTCGGCAACTTGCCGCTTTGTTAGTACGGCAGACAATGCCTCAACTTGTGCAGTTTGTGCTGCGGTAAACTCAATCATTGGCCTACCACCGCCATCACCTTGATTGCCTTTCTTCATAGTAAGGCACTTGATTGGAGCGTACAGGTCGGAGATGCACCGCCCAGACCAGAGGGGTTCTCTGATTCCTGCTCTTTTGTACGCCTTTCATTCATTGAAATGTTTTGACCTTTATACATTCCAGCACCAATCTTGTCAATATCACTAAACGGCAGAGCCGGGACAGATAGCCTTTCCTTTGCCGACTTGTTAAGAAAATAAACATATCTTAATTGATACCCTTTTGTCGCCTTCCACGTTCTAAATTCTTTAGACATCATCAAATGATGAGCCTGTATAACGTGCATAACTTCACCAGTCTTGGGGTTAATTCTTAAAGCGTTGCTTTCCCTTATATCTGTTAAAACAAAGCCAGCAGCCCTATAAATTGTCCCATCGCCGCATTGCGTTGCATCGCTAAAACTAACAATCCACTCAATATTTGGATAATTCTTTTTTAATATCTTAAACGCAATCGACATTGCCCTGCTTTCGCTGTTTTTTGGCAAGTTATCACTAAACGCCATGCGGTTTAATTCAAGCATATCAGACCAGCGAGTATCCTTAACGATACCGATAGTTCCTTTTTTATTAATAGGCGGCCCAAATTGCATGACGCCTTCTAGTTTATCATTAAGAAAAACCCCAAAATGCAACTGACTATTTGGAACAACTTTGCCGCTGTAATGTATTTCGGCACATTTTTTATTGGCGACAGATGCTTTGATTGGCTTTATAAATATATCTTTAGCACTAGCCATTCTTATGCTCCAGCCATTCAATGCAAATTAATGCCAAAGCGTTACCGTTGGAATTTTCGTTTATTCCTGTGTCTGCTAAAGGACTAGTCCTGGCAAGCGTAATTGCATCGCCTACAATTGCGGCCTGATCATCATGTAGCGTAAAGGTTTTTTGCTGAAATGGCTCTTTATCACCATCTGGCAATGATGGAAGCTCCGCGTCTATATCAATCATGTTGTTTAAAAAATCATTATCAAAGCCAAGCAGGTCAATATTAAAATCAAAATCTGCAAGCCCATCAATTTCTACACGCAACAAATCTATATCCCAGCCAGAGTTAAGTGCTAATTGATTATCAGCTATAACGTAAGCCTTTCTCTGCGCTTCCGTAAGCCCTTCTAGCGTAATGGTAGGCACTTCATCCATACCCATCATTTGAGCCGCCTGAAGCCTTCCATGCCCGGCAATAATGCCTCCCTGCCCATCAATCAGCAAAGGGTTGGTAAATCCAAATTCTTTAATACTCGCTGCAACTTGTTGCACCTGGGCTTCGCTGTGAGTTCTTGAGTTGTTTATATACGGTATTAATTCCCCAGTCTTTCTGTAATCTATGGTTAGCATTAAGCCTCCGCGCCAAAAGTCTCTTTATGATTCATTGATGGATGTTGCAGCATAACGCTGTCTTCATCTGGTGGCAAAGCGTTTGATCTCATATCTACTAAATCACACCAAAGGATCAGCGCCGTCTTGATCTGGAATGTTGCTGAAGGGCATTCGATTATGTTCTGCGTGATGCTGTCGATCTTGGACAACAAGTCAAACCAGCCGTTCTCTTCGCAGTCGAGTATTCGCTGGGTAATCTGTAACTGTTTCATGTCTGCCTCCCGCATCTCTGCTGCATTGGCGAAGATATAATATCAGTTTTCTTGACAATGTACCAAAAACAAAACTTTGCGCTTAAAAGTGTGCGTTATGCACATATTCATGCGCCAATAAAAAGCCCCAATTAAGGGGCTAATTTAAGTCTTCCTTTGCAATTGCCAGCAGCCCAACAATTGTAATCACTATGCCGTAGAGTACCACTTTACACCTCGCGTTTAATTAAGGCGGCAGTATAAAGGTTATTGGCTATGATCGATAATGCAGGTTTATCATTCAGAATATACCATTTATGATATGGCTCGTTCTCGATCACTGGTGAGCCACTCCAGCTTCAAAGGTCAGGGGAAACCTCGATCTAATTTATATACAAGTTAATTTCAGCCCCTACAAAAAACATCAGTGCAGCAAAGATTGTTAATTGAAATGCCACTTTAACTGTTCTGTGCTTCATGCCATTTGTTTCATTAAGTTTGCTATCAGCGAATTTGTTAATATCCAGAATCATTTTCTCAATATCACTGTTCATCTTTATTCCTCTTCTTATATTCATGCTGCTTGTCCATTACTACCAGGCACGCCCCGTAAAGCAGACCTACAATAGCGGCCCAAAATATACCAGCAATTACATATTCCATCACTCACCTCTTTCATAACCCGCAAAGGGTTCTGGTTTTTGGTTAGTATAATCAGCCCATAATTCAGCAATAATTTCACGCAAAGTAGGTTCTAAATATAAATAAATATCATTTCTATAGGCAAGCATTGCATCGCTTACATTGTTGTTATTGTAAACAACCTCAAGAAAATGGTCTGGATTTGTTATTACAGGAGGCAATATATCGTCACGCCAAGACTTCATCGTACTTAGCCAAACAAAGCAAAGTTCATCTTTTTCGCGATCTTCAAGGTCTATAATGTCACCTTCAAAATCATAATAATCATTAGTAATTTCAGGCAGCACAACGTCAGAAATAAAGTCTTTAAACTTTTGCAATTCCATTAGCACACCCCCTTTAGGCAGTCGTTATAGTCCATCGTTGACACTAGGCAGTACATGGCAAACAATACAATTGACGCGATAATGCCAATGCGGTTTTCTTGTTTAACTTCAGCAGCCCGATCCATCTCGTTAATCTGGCTGTAGCTTATTGAATGTTTCATTTCTTTCCCCTTAGTTTGAATACCCCCCGTAGGGGGCGGTTTAATTATTTAAGCAACCATACCCCAATTGGGCTGGTGTATTCTTTATCAAAATCGCGCAAATCAGACGTAAGCATCGTAAACCCTGAATCTGTCCACAATCTATCATTTTCAACTTTAATAACTTCTCTTACTTCGGTTGGGTACATTGCACCCCATACACATTGCAGTTTTGCTCCAATTTCAATATTCATTGCGTTGCCCCTGTTTGTTTAATGTAGGGCTATTATCATGCTTTTACTTAACAATGTAAAGCATTTTAATACAAATAAATGAAATTAATTATAAGAGACCGGTTCATAGGTCTCATCAGCGGTCATTTTCTTATGCTCTTCTCTGTAATGTTTAGCGATCTCAGCCCTGAGCTTCTTAGTGGTCGGCATCAGGACATTCCATTTCTCCCTGAGAATTTCCAGCTTTGCTGGCCCGTAATAGGCCATCAGCCAATGCGTAAAGTCTAAAGGATTGCCGCTAAACTTGAGGTGGCAGTAGTGGCATAGGCAACAAGCATTGTCCATCGACCACCTGACAGACTTTGCTGCCCTGCCCCAGATATGGGCGCACTCCATCCTTCCGTCCTGCTTGCCGCAGTGTTCACACTGGTAGCCCGCCTTCTGCCTTACTACGTCGCTAAACCACTTGTCTGCTGGGTCTCGTCTTATTGCCATGATGTCCCTCGGTTTATATATTGTTGTATACGCGCAGTTATACACCGCAAAAACTGTATCTTTTAAACTACTCGACCTCGATTACGTCAATAACCTCATTAGGGTCGAAGTTATATCCGCACGCC